TTCATACTTTCTCCTTATTACAAATTAAATATTCACTTCATAGTTCAGAAGAGCAAAATATGCTTTATCGTCAATTTTACCTTTCCACTCCTCTGCAAGCTCTTTAGCATATTCTTCTTTACGAGTTTTGTACGCCAAGAAAGCTTCTTCTGGGGTATTATAGAACCCTAAGTATTCTCTGTCAATTCCAGTATTACAACGAGCTACATATCCTATTTTAGCATTTGCTGTTTTAGGTTTGATTACATTAACCCCGCGATAATAAGCACCTTCTCTACCTTCAATTAGAAATTGATTTATCTCACTTGGTATGAAACAAGAAGTTTCAGGTGAATAAATCTTATTACCTTCCAATAACAAATCTTTATCTAAATGATAATCTAGCGTATTCGAATTTACTTGAGAAACAGCCCATTCTGCAAAATTTTGAAAGCACAACCACTCATCACAAACAAAAACATCTCTATAAGAAGCTCCTTTGTCTTTATTCAATGTCAGAGGATCGTAGCATCTTTTCAACATTCGATTCCAATAATTGTAGATTTTATCATCTATTTTCTCTCCGTTCTTTCTTAACTTTGAAGAATACTTACCTACTCCAAAATATCCTACTCCGAAGACAGAAGGTTTATTTGCAGGCTTAATACTTCCATTTTTAATATGAGCTGTAGATTCTATACTTTCTGAACCATCTTGCCACCTTACTTTTACTTCAAATGAAGATTTGTACTCTAATACAATTAACTTCCAACCACAATTTGTTGTAAATTCTTTTCCTACTAACTCTTCGGAAATAGGATAACGAATGTTTCCACTTTTCAAGTTAGAAGTGCAAGTTTTAATTTTTAATCCATCCTCAAACTCTACTTCAACATTCGTAGCGTTAATGTAGTTAGTAACTGTAAGTTTCTTCCCTGAATTTGTAGTATAAACATCTCCTACTTTTGGAATATTTTTAACAGGATGTCGCAAATGTCCTTCTCTGATACTACTCGCTGTTCTCTTAGTAATATATCCATCCGACAACCACTTCACCATTAATTCCGATTGTGAGATTACTTCTACGATTTCAACAACATCATCTTTAGTGGTAAATTGTTGACCAACATAAAACTTACCGTAAGTTGGGTGGAGCGGGAGTAACTTTTTAATATAACTTCCAGTAGTTACTTTTCTGGCTCCATCTATTTCAAATTCTACAGTGATATCTTTTCTTCCACGGTATTCTACCACTTTAACATTCAGACCTTGCTTATTTACATAAGAGTATCCAACACAGTATTTAGAAGAGACTTTCATTTTATAATCCTTATATATTTTAAAAAAGTAATTATATCATGGAAAGTCTCTTTGTCAATAGGTTTTAGTCTAATTCAACCAATGAATAGTCATAATAAGTACGATAATACTGCTCATACTCTAAAAATAACTGATTCAACCAATCATCGAGATCATACATGCGGTGAGTAAGTCCATCATAATAAAGTTGACCACACAGCCCCGTAGAACCTACACCTCGACTCTTTGTACATTTAAATTGAGTAGTATTCCTGACAATATCATCTTCAGCAAGTTTATCACGTTGCGCAAGAATAATTACTGAAGATGATTTAAAGATTGTACTACTACCAATAATATCTTCTTCATTAAAACTACCACCAGTTGATGCTGCCTTTTGACCAGATGCCGCTTTTCGAATATGGTTAATTAAAACAAAAAGTACACTATATCGTTTGAAAATACTTTTCATCCATGCCATAAATTTATCAGTCTCATCCTTACCTAAAACATCTTGTAAATCACTAAATGGGTCAAGAATGATAATTTTTACTCCGTACACAGTAATCAATTCAATTATCCGCTCTTTCATCTCTTCAACGTCAATGTCTACGTCAATTAAAAATAAAGCATCTTCACCTTCTTTATTTTTAGAAATAAGCTTATGTGCTTTACGTGTATTATCACTATCTACAATATTCAATCGTTCTTCTTTTGTCTCTAAGTATGCAATTTTCTTATTAATCACAGTGGATGTAAGATCGAGCATATATTCTCCTTCAGAGGCTTCAAAAGGAGCTACTGCAATTTTTAAATCTAAAGCCAACCTGAAATGTAACAACCAAGAATTAACAAAAGAGCTTTTGCCACACGATGAACCAGCTGCTAGGGTACATATGCCCGCTACAGGCAGACCCCCTTTTAACATCGTATTCAAATCTTTGAACTGAGGAGGTAGACTATATCTATCCGAACTAACAAACTCTTTCATAGAATCATACGTTTCACTTGCTGGAGTAATGTTAGAATTTACGTGTTGTTTAGCTCCAATAAAATCACGTACAAATTCATTCTCTTTTCCCACTTTGATATAATCATCTGCATCTTTATAACGCATTTTCATGATATATGTCTTACCTTGTGGGAAATTGTCCATTGCATCTTCAACAGCTTTATCTCCAGCAGTATCACTGTCCATCGCAATTACAATCTTACGGAATTGATTTACAAAAGACCATTGAGATTTAATTTGCTTACTAAGAGAAGATTCACCTAAAGCAAGAGAAACTACAGCCACTTCATCCCACTTACCACCTGTTGATGTATTATTATCTTTCAACATTTGATAAGCTGCTGCCATTTTAGTTTCACCACCAACAATCAGCAATGTTCCTGTGTGATTTCGGAATTGATATTGTCCAATGAAATCAGCATTCTTAGACACATCTCCCACTGTAAAGAAATCTTTAGGCATTTTACGAGCTTTGTAGCCAGATAATACTTCTTTAGTAGTAACTGGTACATACTGAGTAATAAGCTCTCCAGAAGCGTTATATTCGTGTTTAAATCGGAATTTCTGGTAGATATCATCTCGAATACCACGATACCCTTTACCTTTAGATTCAAAAGCATTAATCCTCTCTCGATCTTCTTTACTTAATAGCTTTACATTACTTGTCAATTTTACTTCTCCTTTTGGTTGAAATTCCCCATTTGAATCAATGAAATTACATTTGCATACAAAACAATGCGCTGTATTTGTACTTGAGTAATAGTGCATTCCATCTGAAGATGAACATTCATCTGTATTCAAACAAGGGTGTTTTCCTTCTGTATAACCTGACAAATCTACTTTAAGAGTAGTCATCAAACCTCCTCATAACTAAACTCACACCAACATGGAGTAGACAGCAACTCTCCAATATCATGAGTATTAGGAGGGTCTTCACTATCCTCCTTCACCCAACCTCCATCTTCATAGTAATTGATAGAGCCTTCTAAACAATACTGACAAATATGCTTCAAAAGCTCTTGTCTACAATCATACTCATTATAATACTCCTTAGTCCAACTTGGAGTAGAACACTTGTGTAATAGATGTTTCATATTAGCAAACAATCACATTAAAGAACTTCTCAGCATTCTTCTTATGTTCTTCTACTTTCTTACGTTCATCCTCATAAGCCTTACGAAGAGCTTTCTTTGCTGCAATTTGTAGCTTCACATAATGAGCTAAGTCACGTCGATGTTGATTGAGTTCTCGTTTATCTTCCTTAATAAAATGAATACAATTTTCAATCCCATCAGGATAGTCTTTAGAATTAGGATTATTTTGCATCCAATCATTCAGCTCTTCATACCAATCTTTAAGTCCTTCTTTGATACGATAAATTGAGTCTTCTCTCCATTCAATATTCACTCGATTTGTAGCAATAAAACTTTGCAATTCTGGAATTGTCATATCAATTTTCATTGTTGGCATATTTATTCTCCTTCATTAATAAGTTGCATCACTTCTTCTACAGATTGATCTACAAATACCATTCCATTATTTACAATGATTTTTGCACAATAACTCCCTCCATACATGCTCTCATAATCATTTTGAATTACACAAATGTTATCTACATGCACATATACAGGATGACTACCTCTGTTACACGTAAGCTTAATAAACTTCATCTTTATTCCTCTATCACAAAGTAATAATAACCACTCCGAGAATTATCCTTGCACCATTTATCAGCTTCTGTTTTTGTTTCAAATTCTTTGTAGAAAGAGTCTGTAATTACTCGATAATCTTTATCTATTTCAGCAATATTAAACTTCATTTCTTCTCTCCTTTATCCAATTGCTCATCAAGCTTATTATCAATGATCTTGTAAATCTTGTCAAGCGTGTTCTGAGTGCGAGGGTCTTTTGAGATATCTTGCACCACTTTAGCTCCAGCCATCATATAGATTGCTTGTTTTGATGGAATAGCTACTGTAATAAAACCTACTATGATTGAAAAAATCAGAGTAGCGAAATATGTTGTAATTTTAATTCCAGTATCATACAAAACTCCAATACCAACCGCACATGAAGCGAGGAAACTAAGCGTAGTCATATAAAGCAGTAATCTGGTAGCTCCCTCAACTACATCTGCAAGATAAATCACTGTAATCAAATCCATTTTACTCTCCTTTAACTAATCTAATGATCTTTTTAAACAAACTTGGACGTTCTGCCCACAACTGTAATTCACCTGTTTTTCTATTGTTACATAGATCACCAAATTTCATCTCTGATTCACAATATAGTCCAGTTCTGTGACAGTTTAAGTAACTCTGTTGTCCGTAACTATGAGCACAATTACTACAATTCCTTAAAGACTTGTCCATTATTCTCTCCTATCATCAAAAACATCTTCCAAATCCACTCCACGCATTTTAGCAGAAGCTTTCAAGCGTCTAATGTATGTATTTGAAAGCCTTATTTGCTTATTCGCTTCAATCAGTCTCTTATAAAAATCGTAAAGAGTGTTAAATAAAGAGAGCAATACTATCAGATAAAGTACAGTACAAAAAATTTCCATATTATTCATCACCAAATCTCCTCTCGTAACAATTTTTTAGCTTCAATAAAATCCTTCATCCTGAATCCTTGATACGGATTCGTATGCACTAAACGATCCATAAAAGGAACCATATCGGTATCATCGTCTAAAATAACAAATTTGTCAAATGTTCCTTCATAATCTTTAGTCCACTGTAAGATTTCTTCTCCTCGTTGTGTTGCTAAAGATTTTGTTCTCCAACGAGCATCCTGATACATATAATTACCAAGATTAGGACATACTGCTGACAACAATGTTTGCATAACCATAGGATCATTATACAATAATCTCCAGCTACTTGAAACAACAATTCGACAATTATTTTCTTCACATAATCGTTTCACTAATCGTGTAGAGATAGGATCGAAGTAAGAGTATCCTCCTCGTTCTCCTTCTGCTACACAAGTTTCTGGATTTACGATTACTCCGTCGAAATCTAAGAAGATGATGTTTGGCAGGGTCATATCATTCTCCCATATCAATTTCACTACGCATACTAATCCAACGAGGGAAGCGAGGCTTATCTTTTACTCCAGTATCCATAGAACGATACTTAATCAGCTTTCCTACAATCTTGTCAGGATTATTCCAGTAGAATGTAGCATCTTCCTCAGTCATCTTTCCTTTACCAACAGTGATAATACTACCAGAAGTTAAGTCTTTGCACAACATACTTCCAATCATTCCTTTAGGAGATTTGTTTTCTTTATGACTACTACGTTCTGTCAGACCAAGCTCATTCACTTTAGCTTCATTCTCATTTTTCATAGCTTCAATCAATTCTACTACAATTGCCTCTTTATCACTTGAGGGTTTCAAGCGGAAGTATGTAGATTCTTTAGCTGTGGCTCTACCGTATTTGTAAGCTCCTTCAGCATATCGTCCAATCAATCCTTCATAGCCTTCATTCAGCCATTTCTCATAATAGCTTTCAATTTCTGCAACAGAATTAGCAATTTCATATGGAACTACTGAGATGAAATTATACCCTTTTCTGTTAAGAATTGCCACTTCATCTTTAAGCATTAAGTAACGATGGAAATAAGGATAATTTTTAGTATTCTCTGTAATGTAGTCAAATACGTACCAAGTGGAGTCTTCACCTCCTTTAATTGTATTTACCATACTTGTTGTAAGATTACACAATAGTTCAGCTTGTTGATTATTTCCAGCAATCAATTCCCCATCAAATCCTTCAAATAGTGGATTAGAATACTTCTCACAAATCTTTACGTTATCAAATGGTTTCAGTGAACGACCTACGGCTTTTCCACTGACATTCAGCATTCGTACACCATCAATTTTAGGCATAACGATAGCTGGAAACTTAACCTTTGTCAAGTCCGCATCTACACATAAAAATGGTTTGAATTGTTTTGTCATTTAATTTCTCCTTATCGAATTCTAGTTGTCAGGTAATTATAAGCATCATTTACTCTTGTTGTACTCAGTACATGAGTAAATATTGTAGTTCCATATTGACTAATATAATGTTGGATTGCAAATCCTGCAAACTCGTAAATGATTGTTCCTTTGTTTTTATATCTACGACAAATCTTATCAGTAATTTCTACCTTCGTCAACTCTTCGTAGTCTTTCAGGAGTAACACAACTCGTGAATTCTCTACATTGTCAGCTATGTACTTTGCTTTTTCGTATGCTATGTCGAAATCAGTCATTGTTCCAATCCTTTGATTGCGTTCAGAAATTTAGCTTTATTATATGTTCTACCATCGAATTCAATTGTATCTTCCTCATTCAATGAGTATTTGTATGTAGTCTCAACGATTACTTCTTTGTTTGATTTACATTCGTAGTACTCTTGATCATCATCCCATGTTAAATATCCATTTACATCAATAAATAAAAACTTTCTATTCTTCTGCATTACTTCATCATCACCGCGCCACAGAACTCCATTCTTAAAAGCTTCCTCCTGAAAAGCTCTTGACATCTCAGGACTACTTACTCGCACTTTAATATTTCTCCATTCCATGTTATTCTCCTCTCTATAAACAATAAAAGCTGACACCTCAATAATAGAGAATGTCAGCTTTGTTGTCAACAAGTTTTTACAATTTAATCCCAATCATCACAAAAGCATTCTCAGAAGTCATATCTTCAGAGTGGAAGTGAGTATCATATACATAATAATCTTCTGCATATTCAGGATACTTCAGTTCTCTCAAAAATACTCCTTCAATCTTCAAAACATCTCCATGACTATCTTCTACTGTTACTTCCATATCAGAAGGATAGAGAAGGAGTTGAGCGATCAAATCGTCAACAGTAAGTGACATTTATTCCTCCTTTCAAAGAATAGCACTATCCGTAGAGATATGATCTCCATCAAGATACAAAGTTACTTCTACTCCTTTAACATCTCGATCATACCATCCTCCAGAATAATCTGATACTCGAATACTCAATCCTTGAAGAATATTTACAACAGCAGCTTTAAATTCTTCTTCTGTTTCAAATACTATCATGGTTTTCTCCTTAAGTTACTTTAAACACTTGGTTAATTTGCTCTGCAATCAAAGTTGCCAGTTCAACGTGTTCTTTTTGAGTAACACCTTGTTCCATGCGAACTTCAAGGTAATGTATCCACGAACGGATCGTACCATTCACATACAATCGAGACATTGTAAGACCTTCTGGAAGAATTACACGAGCCACTTCTTTTGCAATTCCAGCGTTTATAGCCCAATTATAATGTTCTTGTACAACATTTAGGATTTCCCGTTGCTTAGTTTCCCATTCAGATTTCAAGTATTCATTATCTGACTCCAGACTATTTTGTCGATTCTTAGTATCTTGCAATCGTAGCTCTCGAATACAAAAAGATTTCTCAAGCTGAGTAACATCTGCATATCGTTGAGAGAATTCTTGAAATGCAAAACTACGATGTCGCAGCAATTGACGTGCAATGTCACGAGGAGCTTCCACTTCTACTACAACGTTAGTCATCTCAAAAGGACTCCAGTGTTTGTGTTTCATCAAATATGCAGTCAACTTTTCTGCTGTATCCATATTCATTTGATTGGATGGATTACTAACCCGCGCACAATACGCAATCAAGTCATGTACGGATTCCATACCTTCAACTACTGGTTTTGTTACTGCAATCAATTTTGCTTTAAATGTCATTATTTACCATGCCTTTCTGTATATCCTGCACCTTGTTTATTCAATTCTTCTATTTTGAGTTTTCTAAATAAAATAGCCTGTTCTTTTGCACAATCATTACCTAATTTCTTTATTGAAAAACATTTTTGTTTAAATTTACCAGCTAAATCTCTCCAACTTGCTATCCAATATTCACAGTTTTTGTAGGAAGTGTAATGAATTCCAACTTCACCTGATAAGTTGTTTTTAGGCTTCTTTTGATTTCTCATGTTTACAGTTTGCGTGACCATTCTTAAATTATAAATTGAATTATTTAAACAATTTCCATCAATATGATCAATGCAAAAATTTTCCTCAACTTTACCATTAAATAGTTCAAAAATAATCCGATGAACCATGTAATTTTTACCGTTTAATTGTACTTGAGAATGTCTACCATTAGACTTTAAACTTCCTGCTATATCTCCAGACTTTATTTTGCAAGTTTTAAGATTTTTACCGCTAAAAATACTTACTTTCCACCTCAGAAATGTAGGTGATGTTTCGTCGTAATAAAAATATCTATCAAACATTATTTGAATCCTAAATATCACCTGTTACAGCAGATACACTGTCCAGAATAATTTTAGCACTGATACCACATTTACCTTTTACTTCAATCATTATCTCTCCTTATTCAATTAACGATTCTGAGCAGCTTGATATCCAGCCTCTGCTCCAGCTTCTGTAGCAATATCTACAATTACATCTCGAAACAACATCATCAACTTTGCTTCCAAAGTAGGTTCTGGAGGAGTATCTACTGTTTCTTTAATATTAATCAAATGATATTTTTCAGCTACTTCTTTGTGAACTAATTTTTTGATTGTTTTACGAGGATATTCTGCTGTTCCATTAACATTGTATGTAGTTGCTGTAATCTCAATCTCTACAAACTCAGATTTATCCATACTTTGCTTACCAGTAGCATCACAATGATATGTTGTTGTAATTCCCATTTATTTCTCCTTTGATAATTCCACTACACGTAAAATTGCTTTAGCAACATTTTCAGCAATATCTGCTGGAAACATTGTAACATCTTGAGATAAAGTTTCTCTACCTTCTTCTATATATTTCAACACAAGAAAGCCGTCTTCTGTCACATTGACTTCATAATGCCATTCTGATGAATCACCATACACATTTGCTTGATATTCGATATTACTCATTCATCTTCTCCTTTATTAATTCAAATTCTTCCAGATTTAATATCCTTAATATTTTTCATTACAGAATAAGCAAAATATTTTGCAGCAGTGTAACCTTGTTCATTATTTGCACATACTCGACAAGCTAATCCAAGAGATAAAAGCTGATCTCTGTATGATTTGCATACAACATCTCCATCATGTGTAGGATTACTAATGAGTTGTTGAAGTTGCTCATGTAGATGTTTAGGTAGTAGTGTTGCAACTAAATGTGCATATTCGAAATACCCGTTATCTGCATCTTCACCTCGTTTAATCAACTCTTTCAAAAATTCATTATCTGTCATTTATTTCTCCTTCACAGTATCAATACTAACAACTCCATATCCATCACAACATTCACACTCTTTCATAGGACGATTGATCACTTCCATCAATTCTTCCAAGTATGTCTTTACATTATACACCATCTCTCCCAAATTGTCAGCTTCAAATTTAGGAGCTACTGTGTATTCTTGATAAATCTTTGGAGCAATATTAAATACTTCAACAAGCTTCTCTGTAGAAACACTATTTGTAAAGCGAGGAGGTTTGTAACTATTCCCTCTAGCTGTGTATTGCTCTTTACGAATTGTATATGGTTTTGTTTTATACCACTTCATTACAGCGAAACAGAAGTCGTAGTCAGATGTAATACGAACATGACTTTTATCTATATTATCTTTTACATATTGTCGTACAATTCTAAACACTTGCTCTGGAGTAATGTAACATGGACGTTTATGTAACAATACTTCTGGGGTAAGTAGTCGTTCTAATTCATCATACGACACAACATTCCTCAAATCTTGCTCTACAACTTTTTTATCTGAAGCATAGTGTCCTGTTTCAACCCTAACTTTCATATTAATAGGATCATCGTATTTGTCAATATGAAATTCTCGCAATACTTCTACTGTGAATTCTTGCTCTTTCCATTCTTCAGGTAATTCTACTCGATGTGGAACATACAAGCTACGAATATTATTGTAATTCTCCCACACCCACACATCTTCGTAAGCATCAAGTTTTTCATTTACTTGCTCTAAAGTAAGATAAGCTGGAATTTTATCACTAATCAAATCATCGGACATAATCTTATATCCAACATGCTGATATGTAGCTGGAGATAATGTTTTGACAGACTTAATTTCATGTACTCCTTCAAGGAATAGGAAACCAGCAGTATTACTCTTTACTAATTCTGATAGAACAACATTATTAATCTTTGTATTATCTTTATTAAAGTTGTTATAAAACCAACTGTTCTTCAGAAATATTCCAAGATTTGTTTTATAAATTTCAAGCTTCATTCATCTTCTCCTTTCATTCCACCTTCAATAGCCTCTTCCAACGATTCTGCACCATCATCATAAACTACATGGAAATGTAGCAATCCCTCTTTTTCTTCTACTTCTGAAAATGAAAGATAATCAAATTTCTTTTTACTGACAATTTCGTATAATTTATCATTAATAAACATGAAATTGTGTTCACACAACACTTCGAGACAAGAATATCCATTCTTTTTGAAATTGTCAACATCTTCGTCCGTATTCTTACGAATCCAATCTTCAGCCCACTCTTCAGAAGAAGCAAATGCTGAAGTATCAACTTTACGTAGTGTTCCTTTTACTCGTTGTTCGTAGCTCATTCATCTCTCCTCAAGGTGTAAGTGAAGCAATCATGTACCAATCTGGAACATCTGTACAATTGTTATACTTCTCATTATATTCTTTCACATAAGCTTCTGCAAGCTCTTTTGTATCAAACGTTAGCACTTCATCTACTTTATGTCCGTAGCCTCTTTCGTATTCTATGATGTAAACTTTTGTCTTAGCCATTTTATTTCTCCTTTATACAAATCTGGTGATTCTTCCAATTATCAAGCTGCTCTTGAGTCATTTCTTCTGGACAATATTCAAGCATCAGAGTATCAATTTTAGCTTCTAATTGTTCAATATATTCACGTAATTCTGCAATTTCAATACTCTTGCAAATGCTCTCTTCTCGATAGACAGATTCTACACAACCATGTCCACCTTTGTAATGTTTATCCCAAGAATCAATCTTCTTTAGCATACTATTTCTCCTTAATAATATTTATTCCAATCAATATAATTCACTAACATCTTCTTTACAAGAGTGTTTGGAATTCGTAAGTTCTCAGTATCTTGAAATCCCAACATAACTCCGACTTCTACTACAGCACCAGAACGACATATTCCAGCATGACAGTGTACAACGATATTATGACCATCTTCATAAGCTTTGTCAAGAATGTTCGCAATTTGTTTAGCTTGGTGCTCTTGAATAGAAGCTGCTGATTCTTCAGTAATGTCATCAAAAGCAAATTGATGAATAGTAATAAATTCATCTTTATATTTAGGAATTGCGAATTGCCATGTTCCTTTATCTTGAAGCTGAATGAGGATGGTCTTCCCTTTTTCGAAGTAATGGTTTCCTTTTACTGCATCAGACATGCTGATATTCTCAATAAACATAATTTTCTCCTTTATTCTTTAATCAACTTACGATTTATAATCTCTTTCCTAAGCATACAACTGATAATATTTAAACAACTTGTAATATTCCTTGCTTGTCTTTCTTTAACATTACAATGTTCTTCGATAATCTTACTTGTAATAGCTTCGTACTCTTTTAGGATAGAGAACATAAGGTATCTACTCAAATCTCTTGTATTACCTCCTAAATCTAGCCTACAAGCTCCTACAAAGATATCATCAGTCCAGTAATGTTCTTTAGTCATATCTTTGTATTCATCATACTCTAAAAGAAAGTTCTTTACAAGTAGATTATCGACCACCTTAAGTCTTGTCTTTTTAGATGGAATTCTTACATCAACATCACTTTCAGGAAGTACAGGTATTGTGTTTGTTTTAGATATATTATTCTTCATTGAAAGAAGTTTAAGTAAAGGCATTCTTTCGGCTTTAAATGATTCTGTAGACTTTAAATAACGTTCAACCACCATTCTCTGTTTGTCAGTAAGAGAATAATCCTTTACATAGTTGTTAAAATCATCACTCATCTTTTATTCCTCATAATGAAAAGGTTGTTTGTATTTTGTTGTAAAATGTAATTTAATAGTAAATCTCTATTATAGAGGTTGCCGATAGTCTTAGTCTATATTTTTATCGTTCCCGATAAAATATATGATCCTGAATTCGTTTCACTCTCTGTAGCTTCTTCCAACTAGGTTTAACATAAATCGCATGATACCACATCACATCTTCATCAAGCTCTGGTTCATTTGCTACAACAACGTCATAGTATAGTTTCCAGTCGTCATTGTCAAGAGATTTCTTCCATTTCTTTGGATAGAAGGAGAATTGATTCTTCTGCTTAATTATCTGACACCAAGACTTCAACCAACGTTTTGATCGATTCTCAACCACATCGAACACAGCTCTCTGACCTCTTAAACTTTGGTTTCCAGCCTCAAAATGAATACTATTTACAACACACAAGATTTGCTCTCTATCAAGCTTAGAAGGCTCTCTATCAGAGTTTCCTAGCTCTTTGTAGCTACATAAAAACAAAAACAGAAGACATAATAACAAAATTGCTTTCTTCATAGTTTCCTTTTTGAAGTAAAAACAATAATGTTAGCATATCCTCTGTTTTTAGTCAAATAATTTAGTATATTGCGATCTCTTATGCTCATAACTTGGATGATCTTTATAATTACATCCTTGTTGAATACTCCATTCAGTGAATTTATTCTTCAATGTTAGTAAACCACAGTAAACACAACATTGATAATTCAACACTTTCTTAGAGAAGTTATGAGGTTCATGTTTGTATTGTTCTTTGCTCATATTATTTCAAGCACTCTAAGTTTCTTCCGTTATAAACAACAGTTCCTTTTTGTTCAGCACAAACTTGTTTAAAACGTTGAGTTTGTTGTCGAATATCATCTGCTACAATAACTACTAGCCAAATTAATCCTCCAACAATAGCTCCACATGCAGCGACAATTACTTTATCCATTCTATTTCTCCTTTAAAATTAAGCTACAATCATATCGTTTGGTTTACCAAGCAATTTTACCATCTCGTCTTCACCTTCACTGTCTTTGATAGGACGTAAGTATGCGTCATTGATGTAATTAATATTACCACTCACTACTCCGTCGCTCCACATGATAGGGACATCTACTTCCCAATAATTTCCTTCACTGCACTTCGGAGCAAGTCCTTTACACGCTAACGCTACTTGTACTTCAATCATTGGAACTAATCGAATGCAAGTAAGTACTTTAGCTAAATTGTGATAACCTTTTACTACAATTGCAATATCTCCACGTTCGCAGTTCATAGCATTCTCTCCTCATTGGTAAGTAACGTTTACAATTTCAATACGTTGATTATGAGGACTTTTTCGATATTTGTCAACAACAATTCTTTCAGCTTTCCTATGTTTATCTTTCACATTCAACATAACGCTTTCACTACGTTGTTCTCGATATCCTTGAGAGTTGGTAATCCAGAATTTTACTACGTATTCGTCAGTGTTCATCATAAATTCTCCATCATTTTAGCAAACAATCCACTTGGCATTTCTCTACGTTTTGGAGTGAAATATTTGTCACTATCATCTTCTTCTTGGAATGGTTCTGAAGCTATGATTGTTGGTGCGATATGGTAAATACCTTCATCTAAGAAAATACTCTCTCCTTTTCCTGATAAAAATATAGGTTGATTCTGCTGATATTCTTTGATTAAATCGTACAATACCGATTTCACGCATTCTCGTACCGCTGAGCATATAACTTTTGACATCATAAATTCTCCTTAATTTATTTGTTATCTCGGATTTGTCGCTTCTGTTTTTCTCTTAAATTTTCTCTTTCTTCAATCTCTTCAGGGGACATCTTTAATAACTTCCCAATAGTTTTTGCGGAAATATTAAATCTTTCGCTCAACATTTGTTGTGTGTACCCTTCTTCTTTATATAAACGTTGTATCTTCTCAATCTTGTTTTTGCTGATAGAGATTGGTCGTCCGAGGATTGTACCAGATTTTTTAGTTCTTTCCAACCCCTCTCTAGTTCTGGCTTTTAATGTGTGCAGCTCCCACTCAGATACTAAACTTGACATAACAATCAGCATTTTACCCATAATTCCATTCATAACAATAGGAGATGTGCCAAGAGAAAGGAATACCAAATTCACTCCTTTGTCAAGAATTTGTTGGATTGTCTGTAGCGAGTTTACCAAATCCCTTGATAAACGATCAGTTTTAGATACCAAAAGAGTATCACCCTCTTTTAACAATTCAAAGAGTTCCTTAAATGCTGGTCGCTCAAGCGCTGGGGTGCTGCCTGAAACTCCCTTATCTTCAAAGAATTTGTCCACTGTGTACCCAGATTTCTCTGTAATACAGAGAAGCTGGTTCTCTGTATGTTGTTGACCCGTGGAGACGCGAGCATATCCATATACAGCCATTGTTTTCCTCCTTCAAGATTAAATATTTACAGAGAGTTTATACGAAACTTCATTAGCAGTCAACCACTCTTCGCAGATAATTTTTAATTCTTCTGGAGCAATTGATAAACTTTCGGTTTTGAAGCCTTCAATGTGTGTATTTTTGCATTGCAAATTTTTCTTGACATACTGTTCTAATTGTTGAGCTACTTCGCCACTTGATTCTATCAGTATTTCCGACGTAATAGAGCAATTATTTGCTTTCAAGTTCTTTTTATGCTGATTCTTTCTCTGTTTGTAATTGTTACTGATTCCGAATCCTGTGAAATCGTGTTTGTTTCCACTTATCTCAAGTATATAAAAAGTTGCTGGTTTTTC